TTTACTTTAACATTACCAAGTGCTGCAACTGGCACTGCAACAGGAGGAGGATTTAATTGTGTTATTAGTCCTCTTAACATAGAGAGTTTATAATGGCTGGAACAACATACGCAAATTTAACTACAGATATTAGAAATTACACTGAAGTAGATGATAGTGTTTTTACACAAGCTGTAATTAATAGATTTATTGAGGATGCTGAATTTAGAATATATCAAGAGCTACCCATGGATTCTAGTAGATATGTTTCTGAAGGCACTTTGGCTGCAAACGATAACACAATAAATAATCCCGGTAAAGGAAGTAAGGGTGCAACGGGTACATTGTTTATTAGGGGTGTTGAAGTTTTTAGTTCTACAGCAAATACTGAAGGAAATGGAACTTGGTTAGAGAAAAAAGATCAAACATATCTTTCAGAATATGTAGACAGAAAATTTGGTCCTTCTGGAAAAATACAAGCTCCCACAGATACAACTAATTCTGTTACAGGTTTTCCTAAATATTATGCTATGTTTGGAGGAGCTACGGGAGATTCTGATACTACCTCTGGAGGAATGTATATTGCTCCAACTCCTGATGCTAATTACAAATATAGAATATATTATAACATGGTACCTCTAGGATTATCTAGCTCAACAACATCTACATATTTAAGTAAATACTTTCCAAATGGGCTTTTATATGCTTGTTTGGTAGAAGCATATGCGTTTTTAAAAGGTCCAACGGATATGTTGACATACTACGAAAATAGATATAAAAATGCTATACAACAGTTTGCAGGTATGCAGCTAGGAAGACGAAGACGAGATGATTATACTGATGGAACAGTTAGAATACAAGTCAGATCACCGTCTCCGTAAATTGAGGAGAAAAAATTATGGCAATAACATCGGCAATATGTAACAGTTTTAAAACAGAAATTTTAAAAGCTGTACACAATTTTACAGCTTCGACTGGGAACACTTTTAACATCGCATTATACACAAGCTCTGCAACTTTAGGTGCAGGAACTACAGCTTATAGTTCATCAGACGAAATTACTAATACATCTGGATCAGCTTATTCTGCAAAAGGAAAAGCTTTAACAAGCGTCACACCTGTTTTAGATTCAACAACTGCGGTTTGTGATTTTGCCGACATCTCATGGACGTCTGCATCTTTTACAGCTAATGGTTGTTTAATTTTTAACGACACTGCAACAGGTGACCCTGCAGTTTGTGCAGTAGCTTTCGGAGGAGACAAAACAGTTTCTTCTGGAACATTCACGATTCAATTTCCAGCAGCGGCAGCAACAACAGCTATAGTTCGAATAGCATAAGGAGTAACTCCTTATGGCTAACACTTGGAATAAAGCCGGAACAACCTGGGGTTATAACTCTTGGGAATCTGATACCGTTACAGTTTCTTTAACAGGTCTTGGTCTTACAACATCATTAGGAACACCACTTGCTTTTCCTGAACAAGGATGGGGATCTGATACTTGGGGAATGGAAAACTGGGGCCAATCTGGTCTTGATGAAATCATAACAGCACCTAGTGCTTTAACCGCATCAGTAGGCACACCTACAATTACAGCCGAAGTTAATGTTGGTTGGGGACAAGATGGTTGGGGTGTTGAAAACTGGGGACAATCTGGTTTAAGAGTTATTGTAGATGTAGAGTCAAGTGGAGAATTAACTACCAACGTTGGTGCTTCTGGTTGGGGAGAAGTAAGTTGGGGCAATAATGGTTGGGGTACGTTTACGCTCAACCCTGCAGACGTACAAGGACTATCCGGACAAGCTTCAACAAGTTCTGTTGGATCACCTGATATCATTGTTGATTTTACTGGAACATTAACAGCACCTAGTGCTTTAACTTCTTCTGTGGGTTCAATATCTCCTACAGAAATGGCTATTGGATTAAGCAGTGCAGGAGTTGCAACAACTGCAGTAGGAGCGTTAGATCCAGCAGATGTAGTTGGGTTAACAGGTCTTTCTTTATCAACAGATGTTGGAGAAATAACTGTTGCGTCTGTAGAATTAATTGACGTTGATGGTGTTGGAGCTACAACTAGTGTTGGTTCAGTTATTATTGAAACAGCTTATTTAATATCTGGTCAAATTGCAACGTCTGCTGTGGGGTCAATATCTCCTACAGAAATGACTGTGGGATTAACTGGTGTAGAAGCTACAACCGCGATAGGAAGTGTATCTCCATTAGGTTATTTTAACATTGATATCACTGGAAATACAAGTTATAATGATATTGACATAACAGGTAATACATCTTATACAGATGTAGCTTAAAGCAGCATAGGAGAAAAAAAATTATGGCATCATCATATTCAGATCTTGGCCTAGAACTAATGGCAACTGGTGAAAACGCCGGTACTTGGGGTGATAAAACAAACGCAAACTTAAATCTTATTGAACAATTAACTGGTGGATATTTAGAAGTATCTATCGCAGGTGGTGCTCAAACTACAGCATTAGATATCGATAATGGAGCTCTTACAGGTAAAGCTCAAAACAGAGTAATAAAATTAACAGGTAGTATATCTGGAAACCAAATCGTAACTTTTCCAGTAAATACGGAAAACTTTTATTTTATAGATAACTCTACGACTGGTTCTTATACAGTACAATTAAAAGCAGCTTCAGGTTCTGGAGCAACTGTTACTCTTGCAACTGATGATAAAAGAACTCATATAATTTATTTAGATGGTGTTGCAACAAACACTGGAGTTTTTGATACAGGCTTAGGAGAAGGAGATGTAACTCTTACAGGAACACAAACTTTAACAAACAAAACTTTAACTTCACCTAAAATTGGGACAAAAATTGATGACACAAATGGAAATGAATTAATTAATCTTACTGCAACAAGTTCAGCAGTTAATGAATTTACTATAGCTAATGCAGCAACTGGAGATGGTCCAATTTTATCATCAACAGGTGAAACAAATGTTGATATAAATATTAATCCAAAAGGTTCTGGTGTTTTAAAATCAGGATCAGCTGCTGTTAAAATTGCAGGTAAAGAATCTATATGGGTTCCTGCACTTGCTATGTACCCTAATTCAACAAGTGGTTGTGCAGATTTAGCACAAACAGAATTATCAAATGGACCTGAAATTAAAACATTAGATTTTGACAAAGACTCAGATGAGTTTGCACAATTCGCTGTTGCATTTCCTAAATCATGGAATGAAGGCACAGTAACTTTTCAAGCATTTTTTACAGCTGACACAACAAACACAGGAACAACAGCCTGGGGGTTATCAGGTGTAGCAATTGCAGATGACGATTCAATAAACACAGCTTTTGGAACACAAGTTGTTGCAACAGCAAAAGCCATGAGTGGTACAGCAAACGATTTAGCAGTAGCAAATGAAAGTGGAGCAGTAACAATTGCAGGTTCACCGAGCACTGACGAACAAGTGTTCTTTCAAATCTCAAGAGATGTATCAGCAGACTCTTTGACAGCTGATGCAAAATTATTAGGAATTAAATTATTCTTCACTACTGACGCTGCTAACGACGCATAATAGGAGGAATATATGAGTTCATTCGGATACACGATCTTAGGTTTCGGAGGCGGATCTGTCGCAAAAAAATTAGAGTTTGATTATTTAATTGTTGCTGGCGGAGGCGGCGGCGGTTTTGACGACGGAGGCGGCGGAGGAGCTGGCGGTTTAAGAAATTCTTTTCCTGGAGGAACTAAATTAGAAGTATCTGCAGGATCAACAATTACAATTGGCGGAGGCGGAGGCCCTCAAGTAAACGCTTCACCAGGAGCAGATGTAAGAGATGGAGCTAAAGGTGGTGGTTCAAGTATTGGTGGAACTTTTAATTCAACTGGTGGCGGAGGCGGAGGCCCCCCTAACGTACAAGGAGCAGCCGGAGGATCTGGTGGCGGTGGAGCTTTAAACGCAAACGGCGGAGCTGGAAACGAAGGTTCTTTTAATCCATCTGAAGGAAATCCTGGCGGTAACGGCGGAGGAAATAACTCTGGCGGTGGCGGCGGAGGAGCTGGTCAAGCTGGAATTAATGGAAATAGTGATCAATATGGAGGACCTGGTGGTAATGGAGTAACAAACAATATTAGTGGAAGTTCTGTAGTCTACGCTGGAGGCGCAGGCGGAGGAGCTAACAATCCAGGTAGTGGACCAAACGTTTCTGGTGGAAACGGTGGTGGCGGAAGTGGCGGTTTTGGACCGAACACTCCTAATGCTGGAACCAATGGACGAGGCGGCGGAGGCGGCGGAGGCCCTGGCGGAGGAGCTAACAGAAACGGTGCAGTTGGAGGAAACGGTGTAGTTATTTTAAAATCACCTACTTCAGGCGGTACAATTAATGTTAATGGATCTGGAAACCAAGCACAAGCACAACCTGATGGTTCAACTATTTGTACATTTAACGTAACAGGAACAGTGGTATTCTAACATGTCTCAACGTGCAGGTAAATTATTACCAAAACAACATCCTTTTGAAGTAGGACAAGAAGTTCAATCAGTAGAAGTTATTATAGCTGTGGGTGATGATGTTACAAACGAAAACATTCAAGAAAAAGTTGCATCTGTAACAGATGGAAATTGGAAAATATTAACAAACGATGTTTGTTTTGGTTTTTGGTGGGATGGTTCAAAATTTACACCACCTCAACCTCATGCTTCATGGTCTTTAAATTCAGAAGGAACTCAATGGGAAGCGCCAGTTGCTAAACCTGCAAATCCTACTTTTACAGTCCAACATACAGATGAAAACGGTGAGTCATACGACACAACTGTGGATACTTATTTTATGACTTGGAATGAAACTGATCAAAGATGGGAAGGTTATAACCGACAAGATAATAAAAACTATTACTGGGACACAGCTAATTCTAGCTGGACTTTAATATCTTAATAAGCTATATTTTATTCTATAAAGGATAAAAATGTTGCATTTTGAAAATCTATATTGGTTTTTTCCATCAGCTATATGCACTGATGATATAAAAAGAATTATTAAACTTGGTAAAAAACAAAATAAAAGAATTGGTCGAATAGGAACTTTTCCTGCAAATAAATTTAAACGATTAAACAAAAAACAAAATAAAATTCTTAAACAAACAAGAGATTCTCACGTTTCATTTATAGATGAAAGATGGCTATATGATTTAATACAACCTTATTTTTTATCAGCTAATAAATCTGCTGGTTGGAATTTTGATATTAATTGGGTTGAACAAGTGCAATTCGCTCAATACACAAAAGACCAACACTATGATTGGCATTGTGATTCTGGTGTTGAATTGAATGATGATGTTGCTTCACAAGGTCATGGAAAAATAAGAAAACTATCTATTGTAATATCTTTAAGTGATCCTAAAGACTATGAAGGAGGTGATTTTGAATTTCAATTTAGATCTTTAAAAGATCCTACTATAACTAAAATTGCTTCAGAACTAAAACCTATGGGAAGTGTGCTTGTATTTCCCTCATACATTTGGCATAGAGTAAAACCAATTACAAAAGGATTACGATATTCTTTAGTAACTTGGGTGAGAGGTCACCCTTTTAGATAAATGTATAATAATTGGAATCACAACAAATACCTTTATATAAAAAATTTTATATCGAAAGAAGATTTAAATGTTATTTTAAAAGACATAGAATATTATTTTACAAGTAATTTACATAAAGAAGAAAAAGGAAGTGTTATAAAATCTGGTCAACAAACAAAACCAAACTTACATATTATAGGTAAAAGTAAACCTTGGAAAAATTACTATAAAAAATTAAGTGAACTTGCAAGCGCTTTAGGAAAAGAAAATTTAAGAAAAAGTTGGGCTCTTAGAATAAAAGAAAAAGCACCGGGTGTGCCTCATCAACACAAAGACAATAGTATAACTTGTGTTTTTTATGTTCAAAATCCTGATATTTCATTAGGCACACATTTACAAGAAAATAATACTGACATCATTATACCAGGACACGAAAATTCTTTACTTATATTTGATGGCACAATTGTTCATGATGCAATTTTTCCTACACACAAATTAAAAAAACCTAGGTATAGTTTAATTACTGATTATGAATAACTTTAAAAAAAATAAATACGTAATTTTAAAAGAAGTAGTTGACTTAAAGATTGCAAATTTTTTAACTGAATATTTGTTATTAAAAAAAGAAGTTGCTAATACTTTAACTAAATTAAATTACATACCTGAATATCTTAAAGATATGGTTGGTGTTTTTAACGATCCACAAGTTCCTAATGCGTATTCTATATACAGTGATATTGCAAATGAGATTTTATTAAAAAAAATAAAACCTGTTATGGAAAAAAACACTGGTTTAAAACTTGTTGAAACTTATTCTTATGCAAGAATTTATAAAAAAGGAAACATACTTCATAGACATAAAGACAGGCCTTCTTGTGAAATATCGACAACAATAAATCTTGGTGGTGATCCTTGGCCAATATATCTAGAACCAGATCCTAAAAAAGGTAGACTTGTTGGAAATAAATATATATCAGATAATACTAAAGGTATTAAAGTAGATTTAAAACAAGGAGATATGTTAGTTTACAAAGGTTGTGAATTAGAACATTGGAGAGAACCTTTTACAAAAAACTACTGCGTTCAAGTTTTTTTACATTACAATCGTGCAACTAAAAAAGCTATAAAATTTGATGGTAGACCACACCTAGGTTTACCTTGTGATATTAAAAATGAAACCATTTAAACATAATAATAAAAATAATTTTTTAGCAGGATGGTACATTGACAAAAAAATTTGTGCCGACATGATTAAATATTTTAATAATAACAACGAAACTAATGCTGGAATAAAACACCAAGGAAGTGTTGGTGGACCAGATGGAGGATTTACAGTAGACAAAACAGTAAAAAATTCTACCGATCTTCCTATTAATAATTTAACTCAGGATAAAGTGCCCATAAGATATCTAAGTGAATTAACCAAAGTTGTTGAAAAATATAAAAAAAAATATCCTTGGTCTGATGAAAACCATGCTCGTTGGGGAATGAGAGAAAGTTTTAATATTCAAAGATATCCAAAAAACGGTGGTTTTTTTAAACCTCACTTTGAAAGAACAGGGAGTATTCATTTTGAACACAGGCATTTAGTTTTTATGACCTATCTTAATACAATTAAAACAGGTGGCCAGACAGAATTTATACATCAAAAACTTAAAATTAAACCTGAGGTAGGTCTGACTGTAATATGGCCTGCTGATTGGACATTTGCTCATAGAGGTATACGAGCACCAAAAGAAATTAAATACATCGCTACAGGATGGTATGGATATTTACATGACATCAAATAAAGATTTTATATTGGAAAAAAATAATTTTATTACAAAACAAGAATGCAATATATTAATTAAAGATTTAAAAGATAAGACAAGTAAAGCTGAAAAAAAAGAATATGGTTATGAGTGTTTTGATTTAGAAGGCACAGTTATTTTTAGTCAAGTGCAGCAAAAAGTTTTTCCTTTGTGGAATGAATACATAAAAAAATTTCCTGAAATTAATTTGACTACAAACAAATGGTCGTTAACAAATTTAAGATTTAAAAAATTTAAACCAGGCAAGTATTTTGAAAAATGGCATTCAGAACATAGTTATAACCATGCAACTAGAATTTTAAATATACAAATATATCTAACCTCACACGACTGTGGAACTGAATTTTATAATGGAAAGGTTATTAAATCAGAACAAGGAAAGGTTGTCATATTTCCGTCTTATTTTACTCATACACACAAAGGACAAAAATGTCCTAATAAAAAAACAAGATACTTAATTACAGGATATGTTAATTTTTTAGATTTATGAAAGTAGAAAAACTAATTAAAGCAAATATGCTTCGAGAATATTATTTTATCAAAGGCAATTTGTCTATTGATACAAAATATTTTATAAAAAAAATTGAAGAAGGTATTAATTTAAATACAAACAAAAATTATACAACTAATATTGTAGGAAATATGACAGCTTTTAAATTTTTTCTTAATGATAAAAAATTTATTAAAATGATGATGCCTATTTTTGATCTTATAGATAGTAATCCTTCTGAAGAAGTTAACTCTTGGACGTTATCTGAAGCATGGGGTTTTAAAGAAAAATTTTCAGATTATACTAGACAACATGCTCACTTACCTTGTTTTCTTTCAGGTGCAATTCAATTATCTAATCATAGTCAAATATTAGAATTTCCGCAAATAAAAGAAACTTTAGAATGTAAGCCTGGAAACTTCGCTGTGTTTTCAAGTTTTTTAAAACATAAAAATAAAAGAAACACTACCGATAAAGAACGATACGGTCTTAGTTTTAATATAATAAATAGTGCAACTTATGGTTAAGAAAAAAAGATACGAAGAATTGTTTAATGGTTCTATTCACATAGAACGAAATTTTCTTTCTAAAAATGTTTATGAACAAATGTTTGAAGACATACAAAAATTAAAGTATGACGCCTGTCACCAACCATATAGTCAATACTTTGGTAATCGTTTTCAAGGTTATCCTGTCTACGAAGCTATATTTAATAAATATGATTCTATTATATTTAAGGAAATAGAAAAACTTATTGAATGTAAAATAACAGATGCACACAGTAAAGTTAGAAAAGTTCTTGCTTCAGAAGTATCTAAATCTAAATATGATGTACCCCATGGACCAGTGCATATAGATAGTCAAACTAATTTAGCAGCCATACTTCCTTTTTATCATAGTGTTTCTGGCGGAACTGCTTTTTTTGAATATCAATCTGATAAATATCCAGACATATCAATAGGTGCTTATCCCAATAGAATAATAATTTTTAACGCTAAAAGATATCATGCTCCTTGCACTGATTTAACTTATGAAGTATCATATAAATATAATATGTTTTTTAATATAAAGTAATGGACAGAAATTTTATAGCTATAAAGAAAGAGTTTACTACAAAAGCTAAATGTAAATCTTTAATTAAAACTTTAGATAAAAATTTAGAAATTGATAAATCTAATCTAGATTTAAATTATAGTTACAAAGATATAAAAATTAAAAGTGTTCAAAAATTTATTGTAGATAAAGCAGTTAGTTTTGTTAAATTATATACCAGTGTTTATCCAGAATTAAACATGACTAGTGATAGATGGGCTATGACTGAATTAAGATTTAAAAAATTTAAACCGGGTAAATCTTTCAACAAATGGCATTCTGAACATTGTAATAAATATCCAAGCAGAGTGCTTGCTTTTCAATTATATTTAAGTGACCATAACTGTGGCACTCAATTTATGAATGGAGAATATGTAGAGTCTGACATTGGAAAAGCTATTTTATTTCCAGCTTATTTTACCCACACCCATAGAGGCCAAGCTTGTCCTCAAAAGAAAACTAGATATTTAATTACTGGATATTTTAATTTTATTTAGTTAACTTAGCTATTATATCTTTCAGCTCTGTAATTTTGTTTACAAACTCGTTGTTTAGTTTTCCTAAAGCTATTATTCTAGTTTCTAAATTAATTATATGTTTTTTGTAATCAGCATTAAGGTCAACTTCTGACATTTTAACTGATCTTTCCATCTCCAATTTTTCTTCTAAATCTTTAATTATCTCGTCTTTTACGTCTTTCATATCTAATGATTATATATTGATAAACGTCTAAAAGTCAAGTAAACTGCCCTCTACTCAAACTACAAAAAATATGTTAAGGGGCTATTACATATGTTACAAAAATTAGGATTTCAACCAGGATTTAACAAACAAGTCACAGAAACCGGTGCGGAAGGACAATGGTTTGATGGTGATAATGTTCGTTTTAGATATGGTACACCTGAAAAAATAGGGGGTTGGACCCAATTAGGTCAAGATAAATTGACAGGTGCTGCAAGAGCAATTCATCATTGGGACGATAATGCTGGTATTAAATATGCAGCAATAGGAACAAATAGAATTTTATATGTATACTCTGGAGGAATTTATTACGACATCCATCCTATCAGAGCCACTTTAACAGGAGCTAATTTTACTAGTACAGCTTCTTCTAAAACTGTTACAGTCACATGCACCGGGACACATGGATTAAACGAAGATGACATTGTTATGTTTGATTCTGTTAGTGGTGTTACTGCAGTGGGATCAACTTACACTGATGCTACTTTTGAAGATCAAAAGTTTATGGTAACTTCGGTTCCTACAACATCTACTTTTACTATTACAATGGATGCTCAAGAATCAGGAACTCCTTTGTCAACTAGTGGGTCTGCTTCAATTCTTTGTTATTACACTGTCGGTCCGGCACAACAACTTGGAGGTTTTGGTTGGGGTACAGGTCTTTGGGCTGGTACAGCAATTGGTCCAGCAACTACGACACTAGCTTCTACTATTAATGATACAGTAACCGATATTCCTTTAACCAGCTCCGCAGCTTTTCCATCTACTGGAGAAATTAGAATTGGATCAGAAGACATAAGTTTTACAGCTAACAACACAACAACAAATATATTAAGCGGAGGTGCAAGAGAAATTAATGGCACAACCAAAGCAGGACATAGCGCCGGTGCAACTGTTACAAACATATCTGATTATGTTGCATGGGGTGAAGCGTCGTCTTCTGACTTTACTATTGATCCAGGAATGTGGGTATTAGATAACTATGGAACAAAATTAATTGCACTTATATATAATGGTCAATGTTTTGAGTGGGATGCGGCAGGAGCCGGAGCAACATCTACAAGAGCAACTTTATTAGCTAACGCTCCAACAGCATCACGTCATGTATTAGTATCTACACCAGATCGTCACTTAGTATTTTTTGGAACCGAAACAACAGTAGGCAGCACCAGTACTCAAGACGATATGTTTATACGATTCTCTTCTCAAGAAAGCATTGATCAAACAGATTCTTATACTGTTAAAGCAAACAACACAGCAGGCACACAAAGACTAGCAGATGGATCTAAAATTATGGGAGCTATCAAAGGTAGAGATGCTATCTATGTATGGACTGACACTGCATTGTTTTTAATGAAATTTGTAGGACTACCATTTACCTTTTCTTTTGAACAAGTGGGAACTAACTGCGGATTATTAGGGAAAAATGCATGCATTGAAGTAGATGGTAAGGCGTATTGGATGTCAGAAAACGGATTTTTTACTTACGATGGTCAATTAAAATCTATGCCCTGTCTTGTTGAAGATTTTGTTTATGACGATATAAACGTTGTATCTAGAGACTTAATTAATGCAGGATTAAATAATCTTTTTGGAGAAATAAGTTGGTATTACGGTACAGTTAATTCTAATCAAATAAACAGAAATGTAACTTATAATTATTTAGACTCATCACCTAAACGTCCTATATGGACAACAGGAACTTTACCTCGAACAGCTTGGCAGGATTCTGCAGTATTTGAAAAACCTCATGCTACATTTTATGATCCATCAGATAACGCATCGACAGATTGCACTGGAAACACAGATGGTAGTACTATATACTATCAACAGGAAACAGGGACCGATCAAATTAATGCCGGCGGTGTAACGACTGCTGTTATTGGTTCTATTACATCTGGAGATTTTGATATTACACAAAGAAGAAGTAATACAGGACAGACTGTAGGAATGCCTGACTTAAGAGGGGATGGAGAATTTATAATGAGAATAAGCAGATTTATACCAGACTTTATTTCACAAACAGGAAATACACAAGTTAGTTTTGTAACAAGAACCTATCCAAATAGTTCAGCTACAACTACAAATTTTACAATAGATTCTAATACAACAAAAAAAGATACGAGATTAAGGGCTAGATCAATTGCATTAAAAGTTGCCAATACAACAACAAGTGAAGACTGGAAACTTGGAACTTTTAGATTAGACATACATCCAGGAGGTAGAAGATAATGGTAGCATTTTATAATCCTGCTGATCAAGAGCTTTACAAAACATATCAATATCTTCCTCAGGAACAATATAGACTAGGTCTTAATTTACCAAAGGCAGAACAAGACGTAAGCGCTATTAATACTAACGTTGGAATACCTGCAACTAATGCTTTTATTAATAGTGGTGGTGGTAGTTCTTATCCCGGTTCTCCTGATAATTTAATACAAGATTATAATCTAGCCACACGAAATTATTATTTTGATCGTCAACCAACACCACTTGTAGATGATTTATATCAAAGTAAACTTGATAAAACTTTTATGGGTTTTCCAAGTTACAGACAACAAGACCTAACCGGTGCAGATTTAGGTGAGTATATTGGAACAGACACAGACGTACCTTTAGAATTAACCAGAGCTGGCAAAATACAACAAAACATTGGTAATGTTAAAAGTGGTATAGGAACTATGGTAGATAAAATAGGTGGGCTTGGTCCTGTAAGTTTCGTGTTAAATAAAATGGATAGATTTAGTTCATTACCCACAGCAGATCAAAAATTTATACAGATGAACATGGGTTACACAGGTCCAACTGTATTTGGTGAAAATACATCAGATTTAAATAAAGATCCATATGGAATAAATACAAGATCTATGTTTGGAAATTATGCAGAGTATGTAGATGAGGCAGCTAGGTCAGATTTAACTGACGACGAGTATAACGAATTAACAGATTATCAAAAAACAAAAGTAGATTTTTATAGAAGACAAAAAAAAGAAAGAGAACGAATAGAAAAAGAAACTTTCGAACAACAAATGGCAGATGATAAATTTTATGGTGGTCAAGGTAAATCAGATCCGGGAGATAGATCAAGAAAGGGCGCGACTGGAAGAAGACCTGGATCAGGAGGGACTGTAGATAGGGTAGAGTCTGGGCCAGGTAGAAATGTAGATGACACTGGTCAAGCCTACGATTCTGGTGGTCGAGAAGGATTTGGATATGGTTTAAAATATGGAGGACTAGCAAGTATTTTATAATGGCAAAGATAGTAGAATCATTAACTAGAGCAGAACCGGAATACAATCAATCTAACTTACAATCGTTAATTAGAGATTTAGACTCTGTAATTACAAAATTAAACACTTCATTTCAAGATGAAGTTAAACAGGAGATAGAAGCTAAAAGTTTCTTTTTGGAATAATGGCAGTAGTAAACCAATATTTATTTGCAGGCATAGATAATAATACAACAGGCGGAGCTTTAACTCCATTAGGAGCTAGTAGTCCTGCCGTTAATGAAACTTATATTGTTAAATCTATTTTAGTTACATCTGCTGGTACGCCAGTTGTAACTGTCACTAATAATAGTATTACTGCAATTAAATCAGCAGCACTTACAGCTAATGAAACAAAAGAGTTGTTAACCCAACCATTAATAATAGTGGGCGGAACAGCGTTTACAGTGCAATCAAGCACTACAGATTCGTTTGATGTAGCTGTTAGTTATCTAAACATTAAAAAGGAAAAGGTAGATTAATGGAAATAAAACAAGCAAAAGTAGAGGAAACCTACAGACACAAGAAAACTGGTGAGGTTTTTAAGGAAAGAAAAGACTGGGAAGCTAAAGGTTACAAGAACGAGGACATGGCACAAGACGTAAAAGTTATCATGCCACCTCTTGATTTACTAAGTAAAACAAAGTAAAACGTAGGATTAAGGTAAAATTATGGCAATATCTAGAATGCAAGAACCCAGACAATTATATGGATTAGGAAGTATCGTTAAGAAAGCGGTGCGAGGCGTTAAGAAAATCGTTAAAAGTCCACTAGGTAAAGCAGCTATTGGTGGTGCTTTAATGTTTGGTATACCTGGAACAGGTATAGGTGGTCTATTTGGTAGAGCTGGTTTTGGTGGAGCAGCAACAGGTTTATTTGGACAACAAGGAATAGCTGCTAGTTTGGGTGCAGGTAGAGCAGCACTAGCAAATAGATTTGCACCTAAAGCTTTAGGTGTAGATAAGTTTGGTCAAACTATATTTCAAAGAAAAGCTCCAAGTTTTTTGTCAAAGTTAAATCCTTTTGGTGCAAACTTTGATGCGAAAACAGCTTTTCTTACAGGAGGAGCAGGTTTAATTGCAGCACCTTTTATAGCAGATGCTATGGCTCCTGAAGAAGTAGAAGAAGAAGTTGATGTAATGGATGTTGGAGGCATTAGACAAAGTGCAAAAGATTATTACATGGGTCTAGGCGGAAAAAATTTAGCGTTCATGCCACAAAAAAAATATGTAATGGAAAATTTTTATCAACCTAATGCTGATGGCGGTAGAGTCGGATATGCTAATGGAATGATGGTTGAAGACGAAGAAGAAGAATTTATTAGATCAGGTGCAGGTCAAAGATTTAGACAACCTAAAGCATTTTTAAATATGGGCGGTAATGCAGGTCAAGCTCAAGCAGAACAAATGTTGATGGCAGAGTATGTTAAATACAAAAACAAAGGTGGCACATTATCTTTTGAACAATTTGTAAAAGCAGTGATGCAACAACAAGCACCAGAAGGTGCAGGTATGGAACAACCAGTAGCTATGGCAGCTGAAGGTGGATTAATGACTCAAGTGCCAGGTTATACAACCCCAGAAGGTTACAACAAATTTGATTACCCTAGTGGTGGAAAAGAAGTTAGAGTTGGTAAACAAGAAGGCGGCATCATGGAAACAGAAGAAGCATCTGAAATGATTGACATGGGCGGCATGGAAAAAGATTATAGAAATACAGGTGGTTTTGTAGAGATGGGCGGTAAAGAAAGAGCTGACGATGTGCCTGCTAGACTATCTAAAAATGAGTTTGTATTTACAGCAGATGCTGTTAGAAATGCAGGAGGTGGCGATATAGATAAAGGCGCTGAAGTTATGGAAAATTTAATGAATAACTTAGAACAAGGCGGTGAAGTTTCTGAAGAGTCACAAGGATTAGAGGGTGCGCAAGCAATGTATGACCAACAACAAATGTTACAATCAAGGATAATATAATGGCAATAGCAGATTTTATAGAACCGGCGATAAAAGATTACGCAACACAGGCAACGGCCACTTACTCGGCACCTATTGATACAAGTAAATTTACTGGTAGACAATTTGTTGCTGGCGAAGATCCGTTACAAACACAAGCAATTAATATTGCACAACAAGGTGTAGGTTCTTATCAACCATTTTTAACAGCGGCACAAGCAGCACAACAACAAGCAGCAGGAACTGTAGGTGGACTTGGTGCATTAACAGGACCACAAGCTTATCAACCTTTTATGTCTCCATACCAACAACAAGTTATTGATACAACTCTTGCAGAGTATGACAAACAAGGTGCAGCAGGTGAACAAAGAATTAGAGATGCAGCTGTTGCTGCTGGAGGTTTTGGTGGTGGTAGAGAAGGTGCAATGTTAGGTCAATATCAATCAGATAGATTAGCAGACAGAGCAGCACTTCAAGCACAGTTATTAGCATCAGGTTTTGGTCAAGCACAACAAGCAGCTAACACAGCCTTTACACAAGGTGGTCAATTAGCAGGATTACAATCTGGTTTAGGAACACAACAGTTTGGTTTATCTAATTTCCAAAGACAAAATATGGGTCAAGACGTTTCTGCTCTAGGATCTCTTGGTGCATTAAGACAAGGTCAAGAACAAGCTATGCTAGGAGCTGATCAACAAGCAGCACAAACTGCAGCTTACGAACCTTATGGAAGACTTTCACAATATGGCAATACATTAACTGGTTTAGCAGGTGGTGTAGCAGGACAACAGTATGCGCAACCCGCAGCACCAAGTCCTTTCTCAACTGCATTAAGCACAGCGTTAGGTGTTGGTGGATTGTACGGAAAAATATTTAAGTAGGTAATTATGGCTGATAAAAAAAAATCAGGTTACAAATTTAAAGCTTCTAATTTTATTAATCCTTTAAAATTAGAAAGTTTAGCAACAACAGGTGGATTAAATGAATTAGTTCAATTATTTGGTTACTCTGGATTATTTAAAGATGGTGGTAGAGTTAGAGGTTGTGGAAAAGCTAGACGTGGATTTGGTAAAGTAATGAAGAGGAAGAAATGAAACCATTAAATAGACCTATGTTTAGATATGGTGGCCCTATAAAAGAAGGGATTATGTCTGGTATTAAAGAACCAAGACAAGGTTATAATGTGGCTGGACGTGTTTTAGGAAGTGTTAAAAATTTTTTTAAACCTAAAGCTCCAGTAACAGGGGGTATTACAGCGACTAACAAAGGTGGTTTCTTTCCAGCAATGGGTAGTAAAATTAAACAATTATTTACTGGTCAAAAAACTACAACAGGACCAGGGACAGTTACCATACCAGCTCAACCGGGTAAGACAATATACCAAGGTGGATATTCTATGAGGGTGCCACCATCAGCTGCAAGAACTGTAGAAAAAATGGGTCCTCCTCAAGTAACAACACAGCTTGCTCCTTTTGGAACAGGCGGACCAACTAACCAAAATATTTATGCTGCATTACAAAGAGGTATTGTTCCTACTGTGGGTGCAACTGGTAAAGTATTATCAGCAGCTAAACCATATACAGGATCAATTGTAATTGCAGGAACTATGTATTCAGTTTTAAAACCAGACGGCACTCCTAAATCAGTTGAAGAATTAAGTGCAGAATCAGGAGCAGATGGCAATACAATTGTAGAAAAAGTTAAAGAAAAAATTACTACAGGTGGTGGAACTTCAAAAACTTCAGAAGAATTAAGAGCTGAAAAAATTCAAAAATACAGAGACATCATGGATATTAAAGGTATGAATAAGCAAGCTGCGTATGATTCTTTAATTGCAGCTAGTCAAGCTGTTAACCAAGCAGGTGGAGATTTAACAGGAGCTATAAAAGATGGTAGTTTAATTAATCAAATTATACAATCAACTAGTAAAGCATTTGATAAACCTAAGAAAACTAAAGATGCTATTGATACACTTATACTTAAAGGTGAGATTGAAAAAGATATTAAAGCATCAGATCCAACAAATAAACTTTTAAATGAATACAGATTAAAACAAATGGAAAAAATAGACAAAGATTTAAATACTGGTTTTGCAGAAGCTAAAATCGCAGCATCTAAAAATTTATCTGGACAAGCAGCAATTGACGCTGCAGCCTCTGTTGCATCAGAAAACTTTAAAGGAAATTTACTTACAAAAACACAACTAACAGACGTAATGGAAAAAGCTAAAGGTTCTGGAGAAATATCAGAACAAGATATAATTATAGCTGCAACCCAAGAAGTTATTAAAGGTAAAGATTTACCAGATGGTGATTATACTGTAGGTGATGTTTTAGTTACTATTACAAAAGGTCAAGTAACAAATATTAAGAGGTAACACATGGCCTCAAACTTTGATTATTCAGCTTATTTCGATACAGCAAACAGAGCTAGTAAAGTAGGTACAATAGAATCTATGTTATCGGGTGTAGCATCAGGTTTAATTGCTATACCAAAAGGTTTCTTTTCTTTAGGTGCAAGTCTTATGGACCTTGGTGTTAACAGTGGTAAAGCTGCTGCAGTCGAACAATGGTTCGATGATCTTACAGAATTTGACGAAAAAGCAGAGGCAACAGCTGCTGGTAAAATTACAGAAGCATTAGTAAACATTGGTGTACCTGGTGGTATTGCATTTAAATCTGCTAGCGGTATGGCAAAGACTGCAATGCTTGCAGGTAAGAATAATAAGTATGTAAGACTATCAAATAAAAAATTAGTTGATGCAGCTGACGAAGCATTAGAATTAACTGCTAGAGGTAAAGGTCGACAATTTGTTGCCGGTGCAATTGGTGGTGGTATAGCAGAAGGTGTTTTTGTTGGTGATGCAGAAGCTATTGGTACGTTTGGAGATCTCATTGGTGGTCCAACTAAAATAGATAGAAGCGACACTGATCCGGATGCAACAAGAGAAATCTTAAATAGAATTAAATTTGGTACAGAAGGTGCATTATTTACAGGTATCTTAAGTGGTACAGGAAGAGTTATTAAAAAAATAACAGACAGAAACAAAGGATTAGACACAGCTAATTCAAAATTAGATAGATGGATTGATACTGTTGCATCTAAATTTAGAGCTCGTAGTGGTAAGACTCAAGAATTTTTTGATATAGAGAGACAATCTATTGGTGCTCAAGCAGCTGATGCAAACGTTGCAAGAAATTTATCAAGAGAGCTAGATGTAGATGTGGATAAATTGTTTCCACCAATGCGTACTGTATTTAACAAGCAGTCTGCAAAAGAAAGAACAAAATTTTTAGGCGATGTAAATGATGCATTGTTATCTGGTGAAGCAAGACTAGGCGATGATGGTGTTGCAACTTTTGGAGAAATAGATGCAGCAGCTAAACAAAAAGTTATTGATGGTATAAGAAAATATGCACCAACTAAAGAAGCAGCAGAGGAATTAGAAAAATCTATTCTTGGTGGCTTATCGATAATGAGAAGTAAATGGTCTGAATTATTTTCTAAATTAGGTGGATCACTGGATGCACAAGACATTCAAGCATTTAAATCATTGTTTGGTAATAAGTTTAAAAACTATCTTGGTTCTACTTACGATATTTTTCAAGACAGAAGTATCTTACCATGGATGCGATACAAACCTTCTGCCGAAGCAATTGAAAATGCTAAAACTTTATTTAAAGATAGTGCAAGACAGGCTGGTAAAGATATTACAGATTTAGAAGCAGAGCAAATAGTAAACAACGTATTAAAAACTTCTGGTCTACCTAAAGGTATAAGAATGGACAAACCTTCTGATGCATTATTTAACATACCAGATTTTTTTGTAAACAGAACTGCGTTAGATGATGCGGTTAAACGTGGTGGTATTGCTAGAATATCTATTAGAGATTTAGAGTCAGCAGCCGATAGAAAAGTATTTGATGATTTGTTTGGTAAACAAAAAAATCCTATGCAAACAATGATCGGTG